GGGCGGCGTTGCCGAGGTTCCTCAGACGGCGAAGGGCAGCCGGGCTTTTCCCTCGTCCTCCGGCGCGGTCTCGCGTTGGGCGAGCATGCCCTCGATCATCTGCTCGCTGCCGCCCTTCTCCCGCAGGCGGGCCACGGCCAGATCGATCTCGCCCTTGGTCATCTCGACCGTGAGCTCGTCCCAGCAGAAGTCGACGTCGTCGAAGCGCAGCGTCGGGTGCTGCCGCTTGAGCAGGACGTGCAGCAGCGCCCGCCGGCACAGGGCGTCCCCCTTCAGCACGCCCATGGCGAAGTCGCTGAAGGGCTTGCCGGTGCGCGACTCCAGCGCCTCCCGCTCGGCGGACATGAGCTTGTTCGGGTTGTAGTCGAAGACCTGCTCGTCGCCGTCTTCGGGGCTGTACGTGACCTTCAAGGTGACCGCCTTCTCAGGATGTGCTGTTGGACCGGGATGCGATCCGGTTGACCATGTCGGCGAGCGCCGTCTTCACGGCGTGCTCGTAGGTGTTGCGCTGGCCCTCGAAGGCGCGGTCGAACCACTTGACCTTGCCGGTCTGCTGGACCCACTTCTCGCGGTTGCCGTAGACCGGGTGCCGCCAGCCACTGGCCCTGTTGGTGCGCTTGGCCGCGTTGGCGAAGCCCCTGAGATTGGGCGTCTTGAACGCCTTGATCTTCGCGCCGGGGAACTTCCCCGAGATCCGGACCTCGGGCCGAATCTTCCGGGCGATCGACGACTTCAGCGCCGGGCCGCCGTGCGGGGTCGCGGACCCCATCGACATGATGTTGCTCTTGGCCTGCACCGCGCCGGGCTTGAGCGCCTCGCGCATGTTGCGGGTCAGCTCCTTGCGCAGCTCCTTGCCGTCCTCCTCGGCGCGCAGCGCGCGGGAGATGTTCCGCAGGTTCTGCGGGGTGAGCTGCAAGTTGAGCGAGGCGCTCGACGACGAACGGGACCCGGCCATCAGGAGGTCGCCCGCGTCACCGCACCGCTGGCCGGGAAGTCCTGGCTGACGGTGGCCTCGTCACCGACCGACCCCGTCAGCGGCGACCAGCCGTTGATCAGGACGTTGCCGGTGTACTTCGGGTTAGACGTGCCGACCGCGGCCTGGTCGGCACGCACCTCGAACGGTACGACCGTCCCGAGGAGCGGCCACATGATCGAGTCGAGTTCCGTCGCGGCGAAGTCCTGGAGGAACTCCACCGCCAGGCCTGCGGACTTGATGCCGCCGAGGACTTCCTTCCACCCGGCGCTGGCGTAGTTCGTGACGTCCTTCTCCTCGACCTCGACCGTCAGCTCGCACTTGCGGGTGTACTCGCTGAGGACGTTGGCGTTGATGGACAGGTACTCCGCGGTGAGAACCATCTTGGGCACGACGGGCCCTCCTTTCAGGGCATGACGAAGGGCCCGCTCGCGGGCCAGGTGGTGAGCGGGGGCTACTGGATGCCGAGTCCGCCAGTGAACAGGAAGCTCGGCGTGGTGCCGGAGATCGTCCACGCCATGCGCCACCACGTGTCCGTGATGGCCGTGCCGTCAGTGCGCAGGACCTGCCCGCCGATCGCGCTCGCCGCGGAGAACGTGAGCCGCGTCGTCGGCGCGCCGAAGGTGTTGTCCACGCTGGACTCGACGCGCGCGGTGATCGAGGGCGTGGTGCCCGCCACCGACAGCACGTGCAGCGTGGCGTACAGCCGTCGGCCGGCGGCGACCGCCCCAAGGTTCAGGCCGGTGCCCGTGCCGGTCGCGGTGCGGGCGGTGCCGGGCGGGTGCGCGAACTGCCCGCGCGCCACCGGCCAACTGCCCTTCGCGGTGCCGGTCCACGGGGCGATCTCACCGACCGCCTCGCCCAACTTGTACGCGGAGCGCATGGCGTTGACGAGGTAGGCCAGATCCCCCACGGCCGCCGCGTTGTTCGCGCTGACCGACCATGGGCCGACGCCACCGAGCTGGGACCACGAGGCGTCGTCGACCTTGGACGGATCGCCCGCCTCCCACTGCCCCTCACCGGACAGCTCCGACGAGGCGAGCCCGCCCAGTACTTCGCCCCACCCCTGCGAGGCGTAGTTCGTGGCGTTCTTCTCCTCGACCTCAGCGGACCGTTCGATCTTGTTGCTGTTGCCGGTGAGGTCGGCGCCGACCGCGAAGCATCGGACGTTGGTCAGTACGGTCTTCGGCACGTCACCCCTCCCCCTCGTCTCGCGCCCGGCCGCGGCGCTTCGGCTTCGGCTCCGCCTCGGTGACTTCCTCGGCGACGCCGGACGCCACCAGGTGCGCGGCCTGCGTGGTGGGCAGGTCGATCTCCTCGCCCTTGTCGGGCCACGGCACCCCGTTGAGCATGGCGCCGTCGGGCTGCTGCTGGGTGATGCGGATCCTCATCAGATGTCTCCCGGTCCGATGACCTTGATGACCAGTTCGGCGCCGACGTAGGTGGTGCCCTCGTGCTCGTACCAGCGGTAGCCCTGCACGCGTTGCAGGTGCAGGTCGTCGGCCAGGCCGCCCAGGGCCATCTCTCCGGGCGCCCCGCGCGCCACCTCGATCGCCTGCTTCAGCGAGGCCGGGCCGCTGCCGGACAGCAGCCCGTCGAGGATGAGCTGGGAGGTGCGGTCGTCCGCCCGGCCGACCATGATGCGGCAGGTGAACAGCAGCTCGTCGAGCTTGCGGCCCATCGCCTTGTCGTAGTTGACCTCGACCTCGCCTACGAAGAACGCGGGCGCGGCGATCGAGTCGGGCACGTAGCCCGTGGCCGTCAGCTTGCCGGTGCCTGCGGGCAGGGTCACGGCGCGGGCGGCGTCGGCGATGGCGTTGCGGATCGGGGAGATCTGCACGTCGCCTCCCTCCTATCCGAAGCCGGGCAGGATGTAGGGCTCGATCAGCGCCCACACGTCGGGGTCCCGGCGCGACAGCCGCACGACGCCCCACTCCGCCGAGCCGAGAATCCCCTCCGGGCTGTTCCGCCGCTTGTGCAGGCGAGTGGCCTGGATGTAGGTCGCCTCGGTGATGTCGGGCGGGACCGCCGGCCAGCCGAAGCGGGTGGTGACCCGCACGCGCGTCGTGCTCCCGCGCGACCAGGTGCTGTTCGGCAGGAGCAGCCCGGTGACCGGGCGGCCGTCGGCGAGCGCGTTGTCCGGCGTCGTCTCGTACCCGGTGACCGCGGTCCACGGTCCGGCGGCCGGGCCGGTCTCTACGACCAGCCCGGCGACGCTGCCGATGTCGTCGACCAGCAGGGTCTCGCCGTCGGCGTCGCACACCACGCGTCCGCGCGGCCGGTAGATGCGTGCGACCGGGGCGGCGTCCAGCCAGAACCTGCGCCCGCACGTCAGGTTGATGCTGCCGGACGCGGCGGCCCGGGCACTCTCCAGGTCCGCATCCTGGGTGGTGTCGTCGGCCGCCAGTCCCGCTCGCCGCCGCAGCGTAGGCAGGTCGCCGTACTCGTTCGCCACGGCGCACTCAGTCGCCCGGCGCCGGGGCCGGCTTCTTTGCCACGGTCTTCTTCGCCGCAGGCTTGCCCGCGTCGGCGGTCTGCTGCGGCGGCGCGGTCCGCCCCTGCGGGCCGTCGCTCTCCCCGTGCTCCGGCTTGTAGCCGTGGTGCTCCAGCTGCTCGTCGACCTGGCGCACCCGGTCGTCGTCGCCGCGGCTCACGTAGACCGCGCGCTCCCGCTTGAGCGCGGCAATCATGTTCTCGTCGCGTGCCATGAGGCTGGCCCTTTCTCAGAAGATGTGGACGTCTGCGGTGTTCGTGACGTTGGTGTTCGCGGAGTACGTCAGCCGCAGGAACCGCCACGGCTGATGGGCTCGCAGGATCATGCGGGTCGTGGTCGCCGTGGTGATGGCGAACGTGGCCACGCTGCCCGTGTCGGGGGTCGCGGTCTCTGCGTAGGAGACGGCGAACCAGGACGTCCCGTCAGCGCTCCCCTCGATCGCGTAGGTGCAGGTCGGCGTCGCGCCGACGGTGGTGACGATCGTGAGCAGCGCCGGGCGTTCGGTCGCAGCGCCGCGGTCGATGACGTTCGTCGACGCGCCGTCACCGGTCTGTGCGACCGACAGGCGTGCGCTGTTCGGATACCGCTCGCCGCCGAGCGCCGTGATGGTCGGCATCGTGCGGGCCTCCCGTCTGTGGCGTGGTGGACCGCGCGGCCCGGGGAGTCGACCGGGCCGCGCGGTAGGGAAGGGTCAGAACGACGGGGTGATCAGGCCCGTGCCGCCGACCTTCTGCACGCCGTTGGCGTAGCGGCCGAAGGTGTACGCGAAGTACGAGTAGGCCACCAGCAGCACGCCCAGCGACGCGGCCGCCGGCTGCTCGGCACGGATGAACAGCGGCGCGTTCGGGTCCTCCCACAGGTGGCACTCCGAAGCCGGCACCACGTAGATCTCGTCCTCGTTCGTGCCCGCTCCGAGGTTCGTCGCGATGTTGTTGTCGACGATGACCTCCAGCCCGCAGGGCAGGACGCCGCGCGGCCCGGAGCCGTACATGCTGGAGGAGTCCGCCGTGCCCGCCGCCTGGACCGGCACACCGGACCAGTTGATCATCGGCCACGTCGAGGACATCTGGCTGGACAGCCAGTACCAGCGCCGCGAGTGCATCACCGCGTGGGTGGGGCGGCCCATCGCCAGGAGCGCCGCCTCCACCCCGGCGGTCGCACCGAGGATCTTCGGGTACAGCTCCCCGCCCGTCGGTGTCGCGTCCGTGTAGGCGTTCGCCGTGGCGACGTTGGTCAGGCCGTTGGTGGCCTGGTTCAGCAGCGTCGAGTCGATCGTGGTGGCGACCCGGTTGAACAGGTCCTGCATCGTGACGTCCTCGATGCCCGTGCCCCGGTCGATCGCCTGACGGGACACCGTCTGCTGGCCGGCCGCCGTCTGGACGTTCACCGTGAGCAGGGTGTCGTCCATGTTCGTCTCGGACACCGCCGAGTTCTCCGACGCCTGAAGCGCGGCGCTGGAGGCGGTGGTGATGCGGGAGATGTTCACGGACATCCCGGACTCCGGCAGCGGGTGCCGGTTGCAGACGTCAGCGAACGGGCGCAGCGCGGCCGTGGCCGGGGCGTACAGGTCGGTGAGGTACTGCGGGACGGTCAGGCCCGCGAACGCGCCGGTGCCGACCGCGCGCTGCATGTACTCGGCCCGCTCGACGCGCTCCTCCTGCATGTGCCGGGACAGACGGTGCGACGCCTCGACGTCCTGGAACAGGAACTGCCGGGAGACGTCCATCAGGAACCCCTTGCCGTAGGGGTCCTGGTCCTTGCGGTAGGTCCGCTCTTCCTGGCCGACGCGCGCGACCTGGTCGTAGGAAGGCCTGCGGGTCTCGGTGGCCCGGACCTCCCGCTGCTTGGCCTCCCGCTCCATCTCCTCGGTCTTGAGCTTCTGCGTGGTGGCCAGCTTGTTCTCGATGCCGGCGATGTCGTTGCGGGCCTGGTCGCGTGCGGCGAACAGCTCTGCAACGCGCTCGTCCTCCTCGGCGGTGAGGTTCGAGCGGCCGTCCTGCTGAGCCTTGTCCAGGATGAGCTGGACCTCGGCACCGCACTTCTTCAGCCGCTTCTGGGCGGCCTCCAGTTCGACCTCGATCGAGGCGATCAGGTCGTCGATGGTTCCGGGCATAGGGAATTTCCCTCCGTACAGACGGGTCAGGTGGGTGCAGCAACAGCGGGGGCCACGGCCCACCCGGGTCATCTGCCGGGCGGCACAGGGCTTGCCTCCGGGCGTCTGCCGGAGAGCGCGCTGTGTCAGGTGTGCTCAGTCCTCGTCGCGGTCGACGAGCAGCTGAGTGCGGAGCATGGAGAGCGACCGCCCAGTGGCGGCCGGTGCCGTCGCGCGCGTGGGCGCCGGCATCTGCGGCGCGGGCACGGGAGCGGTCAGGTCGGAGCGCTGGGCCAGGCGGGCGTAGGCCTCGCGGGCCACCAGCGCGGGCAGGTTAGGGATGAGGTCGAGGAACTCGCCGCTCCTCGCCGCGATCGACGTGTGCGGGTTCGCGCCGTAGGTGACGGGCCCGACGTCGCCGCGCTCCAGGTCGAACTCGGCGATGCGGTACTCGGTGTAGTCCGGGGACCACTGGCCTGAGGTGATCCGGAACATGAAGCTCTGTTCCCTGACGTCCTCGTCCTCGATGGCCTGGACGAGCAGCTGCACGTCCGACCGCTTGGGGTTCAGCCACGCGCGCTGGCCTAGGCCGTGCTCGTCCGCCCACAGCTGGAGACGGCTGTTCCTCGTCGAGGCCATCGGCGTGCCCGCGTGGTTGAAGCGGAACACCACCTCGGGGTCGGCGGCGAGCGTCTTGTCCGCGGCCCCCTTGGAGACGATCTCGGTGTAGGGCCCGAACATGTCCCACATCTCGTAGCCCTGCTCGAACGCGGACGCGTAGCCCTCGACCTCGTACCAGTCCATGCCGTCGTCGCGCGTCACCTTCTTCGCGCGCAGCTGCGACGTGAACCGGATCTCGGGAGACTCGGGCCGGTCCCGGGGAACGGCCATCGAGGTGGAGCCCGCCGCGCCGGCGCGGGCCTGGGCAGCCTGCTGCCGCAGGGTCGCCATGTCGGTCATGAGGGTGTGCCTCCTTGCGGGGTCGCGGTGGTGGGCGCCGGCGTGGTGCCCTTGCCGAACAGCCGGTCGAACTCGGCCAGCTGTTCCTCGGTGAAGGGCATGCGGTCGTAGAAGGCGCGGGCCTCGGACGGCGCGATCATGCGGCCGTCGATCTGCGTCTTGAGGACGGCGGCCTGCGTCTGCGGGTCCATCCGCAACAGCGCGTTGGTGTTCAGCTTCACGAACCGCGGCCGGGAGGTGAGGCGGCTGAGCGCGTCCTCGCGCCGCTTCACCGCCGGGCCCAGCGACATGACCAGGAACTGGAGGTTGCGCTGCGTCATGTTCGCGTAGGTCACCGAGCTGCCGGACACGGCCGCGTCGATCAGGTCGGACGGGCAGTCGAAGTAGCGGGCGATGTCGCCGATGCTGGCCTGCTTCGCCGCGATCCAGTCGGCGCCCGCGTGCTCGGCCTGGATCATCTCGTAGTCCCAGTCGTTGCCGGTGACGAACAGATCCCGGTTCGCGACAGCCGCCTTGAAACGCTGCTTCGCGCCATCGGCCTGATCCTGGTTCAGGGTCTTCGCCGTGTTCTTCAGGTGGGCGCTGGGAATCGCCCCGCCAGAGAACCACTGCAAGGCGAAGTCCTGAATGGACAGGTACTCGCTGATCGACCATGCGGCGTAGGCCACCGGCGACAGCCCGACCGGCAGCCCGGCCACGGTGTACTGCTTCTCGTGCCACACCTCGTTCGGCTGGTAGATCTTGCCGCCGATGCGGTACGTCTTCTTGCCCTTGCGCATCCGAACGGCCACGTCGCCGATCGGCACCAGCTCGATCCGGGCGGGGAAGCCGAGGCCGTCCTTCGCGGTGATCAGCCCGACGGTGTTCCCGGCCCGGTCGAGGTCGAACTGACTGGAGTACATCCACTCGGGCATCTCGATCTCGTCGCCACCTGGGGTGACGAGGACGGGCGGCTTGGGCACCTCCACCTGAATCCCGTCGACCCTGCGGTACAGGTCCACCGGCATGGTGCTGATCAGGTTGGCTCGCAGCCGCAGGCACGCCCACACAGCGCTGTGCCGTAGGGCCGTCTCGTTGGTGACGGCCGCCATCCCGCTCCCGGTGCCGGGCCTGTCCGGGATCATCTGGTCGGCGGTCGGTCCGCTGACTTCGCGGCGGCGGAACAGGCTCACGTCTTACCGCCCTTCCCGCCGGGGCCGGACGCCAGCCAGGAACCAGCGAGCACCACGACGCCGCTGACGGCGAGCGCCGCCCACCCCAGCCACCGGTACACCCCGGCGCCCGCGCCGGCCGCGATGAGCAGCAGGCCGGCGGTGTCGAGCGCCGTCGTCATCCGCTCGCGCACTACGCCCCCTCCTTCAGTAGATCGAGTCGAGTGGGTCGTAGTCCTCCAGCACGTGGGGACCACGGATGAGCAGCGCCCACCGGGCGAACGTCACCGCGCACAACGGGCTGATCTCCGTCAGGGAGTTCGTGCGGTCCAGCGTCCAGGCGTCGCCCTG